CCCTTCAAGTTTGGTCAGACTGATGGCAACAACCTAGCCACTGCCAAGGATTTTGAGCGAATGCTCCTGCAATCCACGGGAACTTTGGATTCTCAAGGCATGGTCAGTGCTGGTGCTAGAGACATGGGCCAAGGTGGTATGTCGATGGCAGTCGCCACCATCATTAAGAAGTACAAGCGTACTCTGGTGAACTTCCAAGAAGACTTCCTGATCCCCTTCATCCAGAAGGCGGCTTTCAGGTATATGCAGTTTGACCCAGAGCGTTATCCTTCAGTGGACATGACATTCATTCCCACTGCAACCTTGGGCATCATTGCCCGTGAGCATGAGCAACAGATGTTTATTGGTTTGCTCCAGACTCTTGGCCCTAACACTCCTGTGTTGCCATTGATTCTGAAGGGTGTTTTGGCTAATTCTTCACTGACCAATCGCTATGAACTGATAGAGCAGTTGGACAAAATGAGCCAACCCAACCCGCAAGCAGAGCAAATGCAACAGATTCAACAACAGTTGGATATGGAAGCAAAACAGGCTGTGATTGCTGTAAATGCAACTCAAGCTGAACAGAATCGTGCAGAAGCTGAGAAGTTGAAGGCGGAAACTCAGTTAATGCCTCAAGAAGTGCAAGCAAAGAATATGGCGGCAATGACCAAGAATCTGCCAAACCAAGATGATGCTGGTTCAAAAGAGTTTGACAAGCGGGTTAAGATTGCTGAATTGATGCTGAAAGAAGCTGACATTAAGAACAAGTCCAAGATTGTTGAGTTGCAAATGGCTGACAAGAAGGGCAAAATGTCGAGCGTTGAAGATGAGTTTCTCAATCGTCTTTCCAGGGAATTGACCTAAATGGACATTGCTGACCTTGAGCGTAAGCTAGGAATTGATGGAATCTCTGCTGAACAGCAGATGGAGATCATTACTGCTTTGCAACAGTCTGCCGCTGAGAAGATTGCCAAAGCCAAAAGCGAATCTATTGGCAAGGGCGCTGAACTTGTTATCCAAGGCTTGAAGAAGATCAAGTCAGACATGGAGCAAAAGTTTGCTCAGTTGAATGGCGAGATTCAGAGCAAAGTTGCCTCTGTACAAGATGGACAGGATGGCAAGAATGGCAAAGATGGAAGAGATGGCAAGCAAGGGCCAGCAGGAGCAACGGGGCCAGCAGGACGAGATGGTGTTCCTGGGCGTGATGGAGTTGATGGTTCTAACGGCACTGGTGTTGCCTCTGCTCGCATTGATTTTGATGGTAGCCTTGTCATCACTCTTGATGATGGTCGTGAGATCAATGTTGGTGAGGTTGTTCCTTTTGATGTTGCTGAACGCATCAAAGTTATTACCAATGGTGGCGGTACTTCTCAGTCTGTACTTGATACTTTAAGTTCTTTACAGGCACAGATTACAGCTATGGCTGGATTTGTGAACTATGAAGGCACTTGGAACGCATCAACTAATACACCTACCCTTGTTTCTAGCGTAGGAACAAAGGGAGACTACTATGTTGTCTCTGTAACAGGCTCAACCAATCTCAATGGCATTACGACTTGGACGCAAGGCGATTGGGCCATCTTTAATGGCACTGCTTGGGAGAAAGTTGATAACACTGACCTTGTGACTTCAGTTGCAGGGCGTACTGGTGCTGTTACTCTCACCACTGCTGATGTTAGTGGGTTGGGAACAATTGCTACCCAAGCGGCAAGCAATGTCTCTATCACTGGTGGTTCAATCACGGGTATCACAGATTTAGCAGTTGCTGATGGTGGTACGGGAGCATCTACTGCTGGTGATGCCAGAACTAATTTGGGTTTGGTCATAGGAACAGATGTTCTGTCTCCAAGTGGCTCGGCTGCAAGTCTGACTTCTTTTCCTACTTTCAATCAAAACACCACTGGCACAGCATCTAATGTGACGGGTACTGTTGCTGTTTTAAATGGTGGTACAGGTGCAACTACTACATCTGGAGCTAGGACAAACCTTGGATTGGTGATTGGTACTGATGTATTGGCTCCCAATGGGTCAGCGGCATCTTTGACCTCATTCCCAACATTTAACCAGAACACCACTGGAACTGCGGCATCTACACCTAAACTCTTGACTACAAACTTCACTATTGAAGAAAGTGGTGGAAAGTTGATATTCAAGTATGGGGCAACGACAATTGCATCAATGTCTTCAACTGGATTGATTACCTCTTCTGCAAACATTGTCTCCAATGGAACACCTTAAAGGAAAATTATGGCAACCTCAACACTAGGTTCTGGAACACTTGTTCTTGCTGGAACCACATCAGGCACTACTACAGTCACGGCAACTGCGGTGGCTGGTACTACAACTTTGACGCTTCCTGCGGCTACTGACACTTTGGTTGGTAAAGCAACGACTGATACGCTGACCAATAAGACGCTGACGGGTGCGGTAATGAATGGTACTTTGGGAGCAACTACTCCAAGTACAGTAGCGGCAACATCTATTTCTGCATCTACAACTTTAGGTGTTACTGGCGTATCTACCCTAACTGGTGGTGCAGTAATTGAAGGCCTGACAGTCGGCAAAGGCGCAGGTGCTGTAGCCACCAACACTGCGGTGGGTGCTAGTGCGCTGGCGGCTAATACGAGTGGTTCTAGAAATACAGCCATTGGAAAAGAAGCCCTCCTGTCAAATTTAACGGGGGGTTTAAATACTGCCGTTGGTGAAAATGCGTTACGAGCAAATACTGTTGGCAATAATACTGCTGTAGGTGTAAATTCTTTGCTTTCAAATACAAGTGGCACTGAAAATACCGCTTTAGGAAGAAGTAGTGCTTCTGCAAACACAACGGGAACAGCACTTGTAGCAATAGGATATGGAGCACTTGATGCCAATACAACAGGCTCATATAATGTAGCAGTTGGTTTATCAGCCCTAGCATCCAACACCACAGCCTCTAACAACACTGCTGTAGGTTATCAGGCGGGGTATAGTGGAACAACAGCCGCAAATAATGCTATTTTGGGTTATCAAGCTGGATACAGCCTAACCAATGGTAGTGGAAATACTGCTCTTGGTTATCAAGCAATGCAAAATGCCACAACTCCAGCATATCAGGTTGCCATTGGTTTTCAAGCGTTAAGAGCAGTTACAGCCACAACACCAAACACTGCTGTAGGCATACAGACTCTTATCGCAAATACAACAGGAAGCGAAAATACTGCAATTGGTGGTAACGATGCAGCAACTTATAATCCAACACTAGCCTCAAATACGACTGGTTCTAAAAATACCGCAGCGGGTTTTGGTGCTCTTGCCGCCAACACCACCGCCTCTAACAACACTGCTGTTGGTTATCAGGCTGGTTTAAACAATACTACTGGGTCTACTAACGCTTTTTTTGGGTATGGTGCTGGATATTTAGTAACCACAGGCTCCAAGAACACCATTATTGGCGCTTACGGCGGCAACCAAGGCGGCTTAGACATTCGCACAGCAAGCAACTACATCGTGCTGTCTGATGGGGATGGGAATCCGAGGGGTTATTTTAATAATAGCGGTGCTTTTATTGTTGGACAGCAAATTGTTGGCGGTTCTTTTGCCGCCACAGCATTGTCATCTGGTTCTGGCTCCAATGTGGTTATCAATCTTTCTAATGGTTCATTTTTTTATTCAACTTCTGCACTGAAATACAAGCAAGATGTCCGTGATTTAGAAGAAATTGACATCAATAAATTTAGGGCTGTTCGTTACAAATCTAAATGTGAAAGTGATGACCAAACTATTGACTATTTTGGTGTGATTGCTGATGAAGTTCATGACGCAGGTATCCCCGAACTTGTTAATTACAAAAATGGTGAAGTTGAGGGTTTTCAATATGAACGCCTGACTGTCGTGCTTCTCAAAGCCATCCAAGAACTCAAAGCAGAGGTTGACAGCCTCAAAGCCCAACTCAACGGAGCATAAACATGAATGAAATCACCGCAGAACAAATTGCAAAACATTATTCCGCAGCACTCGATTCGTGCAACCTCATCAACGGCGGCAAGCCCGAACTAATGGAAGATGTTGAGTGGGCAGATTGCTTGTCCCGCAACAAAGAGCATTTGAAGATCATGTTGGCAAAAGACTTTTGGACAAATGAAGATTTGGCTCCATTACAGGCGGCAAGTGAATGACCCCAGAACTCCAGAAATATTATGAAAATCGCTTCTCAATGATGGGAAGTGATGGGTGGAAAGACTTGGTGGAGGATATTGACACCATGATTGCATCCTTGAATAATATATCTGTGATTTCTGATGAACAAAGCCTACAATTCAAAAAAGGTGAACTTTCTATACTTACTTGGCTGAAAACCTTGAAAGAGGTCAGCGAGAGAGCATACGAGGAACTCAATGAAAAGAATGTTTGATTTTGCCTGTGCAAACGGGCATAAAACCGAAAGACTGACTGATTATGAGTCGATCAGTTTTAGGTGTGAATGTGGTGAAACAGCCAACCGCATTCTTTCTGCTCCAAACTTCAAACTAGAAGGGTGGTCTGGTTCTTTTCCATCAGAGCATGGAAGGTTCGAGAAAAAACACCTAGATCAGTTGAAGTGGGAGCAAAAGCACAACTCACAAGCATAAACGCCGAGTTGATTCTCCTATAACCGAAACGGCAGGAAAAAGGGATAATATGTTGATTGACCAAGAACCTGAGATGAAGAGTGAGTTAGAAGCTGAAGAATCCAAGCTATCTGACACTATTGCGCCAGCAAGCCCTGGACTCCCTGATAAATACAGGGATAAAAGTCTAGAAGACATTGTTCGGATGCACCAAGAAGCTGAGAAGTTGATTGGCAAGCAAGCGCAAGAAGTGGGAGAGGTAAGGAAACTCGCTGATGAACTCATAAAGCAGAACCTCAGTTCAAAGCAACAGACTATTAAAGAGGAAGAGCCTGAAGTAGATTTCTTTGAGAATCCACAGAAGGCAGTTCAGAAGACTATTGATAATCATCCTGATGTTCTCGCAGCCCGTCAAGCGGGTGTGGATTTCAAAAGGATGCAGATTCAGCAAAAGCTAACGCAAGAGCATCCTGACTACAGTCAGATTGCTCAAGATCAGGACTTTGTGAATTGGGTGAAATCCTCGCCTGTTCGCCTTGGTCTGTATGCAAAAGCAGATGGTGAGTTTGATTACGATAGTGCCAATGAGTTGCTGTCTACTTATAAGCAGTTGCGTGGTGTCAAGTCAAAGCAGACTGAACAAGCGGGTGAAACCGCCAGGAAGCAGAGCATGAAGGCCGCACAAGTGGATGTTGGTGGAACTGGTGAGAGTTCAAAGAGGGTTTATCGTAGGGCTGACCTGATTCGGCTGAAGATGACAGAACCTGACAGATACGATGCTTTGAGTGGTGAAATCATGCAAGCATACGCAGATGGACGGGTTAAGTAACTTAACTTTCGTTTCTTAGGAGAAACAACATGGCAACAGCATTTTCCCCCAGTAACTCAGTTACTACGACCACAGCAGACAAATTCATTCCTGACATTTGGAGTGATGAGATTGTTGCGGCTTACAAGAAAAACTTGGTTCTTGCTAACCTCGTTATGAAGATGAACTTCAAAGGTAAGAAGGGCGATACGATTCATATCCCCGCACCTACCCGTGGTTCAGCATCTGCCAAGGCCGCAGAAACAGCAGTCACTTTGATTGCCGCTACTGAGTCTGAAGTAACTGTGTCTATCAACAAGCATTACGAGTATTCTCGTTTGATTGAAGATATTGTCGAGGCCCAAGCCTTGAACAGCTTGCGTAACTTCTACACCTCTGATGCTGGTTACTCCCTGGCTAAACAAGTCGATACCGACTTGGTTCAGTTGGGTCGTTCTACCAATGGTGGTGGTGGTACTAATGCTTACGCAACTGGTGCGTTCATTGGTGGCGATGGTACGACTGCTTATGTTGCCGCAAGCAACAATGAGTCAGCACTGACCGATGCCGCCATTCGCCGCACTATTCAGCGTTTGGATGACACCGATACCCCAATGGATCAGCGTTTCTTCTTGATTCCTCCATCAAGTCGCAACACCCTGATGGGTTTGGCTCGTTATACTGAACAAGCCTTTGTGGGCGGTACTAACAGTACCATTCGCACTGGTGAGATCGGTAACTTGTACGGCATCCCTGTGTTTGTCTCAAGCAATTGCGACACTGCATCAGGTTCTGGTGCTGCGCGAGTTTGTCTCATGGGTCATCGTGATGCAGTGGTTTTGGTTGAGCAAGTTGCTGTTCGCTCACAAGTTCAGTACAAACAAGAGTATTTGGCTACTCTGTTTACCTCTGATACCTTGTATGGCGTTCAGATTCTGCGTGCAGCCGCAAGCGTAAGTGCAGCCAAATCTGCATCTATGTTTGCACTTTTGGTTCCCGCCTAATTGCAGTTGCGCCCCCTGCCCTAGTGGTGGGGGGACTTTTTTAACCTAATTAGGAGAAATCAAAATGGCAGCAGCAACCGCAGTCGTTTCCCGCCGTGGTAACGATCAATTTCGTGGCCTTTTTACAGACACTTGGGATGTGGCTTGTACTCTAGATAGCGCCTTAATCGCTACTACTGCTACGGCAACTGACACAGTGACTGTTCCAGGCGTTGCTTTGGGTGACATGGTTCTTGGTATGTCAGTTGGTGTGAGTGAAGCAGGATTGGTTCGTAGAGCCTATATCTCTGCCGCTAACACTGTGACTATCGTGACCTACAACCCAACAGCAGGTGATGTTAATTTGGCATCAACCACATTGCAACTGGTGATTGGTCGGGCAGTGCTTTAAGAATAGGGGGGTTCGTCCCCCCTTTCTTCGTTTTGGAGTTAATCAATGGCAACTTTTCGCTGTCTTCAGTCTGGTAACACAGTAAGTTTTACCTTGCAACATGACATTGACTCAATGAAGGGTCATCAAGGTTATGTTCGTATTGACGAGCAAGAAGTGTCTGACATTCCTGATGAAGTGAGGAAAGATACTCCCTTCATGCCGCCAGTTGTAAGGCGCATGGGTCGCCCAAGGAAAGTTGCAAATGTCTGATATAGACGCTAGAGATTTTGGAAAACTGGAGGCCCAAGTTGAGGCTCTCCAGGCAGAAGTTCACTCTTTGAGCAAAGATGTTAAAACTTTGTTGGAACTTGCTAACAAAGGCAAAGGTGGGTTTTGGATGGGTATGACTATCGCTTCATTCATGGGCGGTGCGATTACCTTTGTTGCTGATCGTGTCTGGAAATAAAGGAGAACGCTATGCCTATGGTTGGAAAAAAGAAGTTTCCCTACTCTGAAAAAGGCGAGAAAGAAGCCAAAGAGTACGGCAAGAAAAAGGGTGTTCCTGTGACCATTATGGTTGCGATTGGTAAACCAAAAGGCTTGCCTATGCGTGGTGGTCGCACTGCTACCAACATGATGAAGAAGTCTTCAAGAGGTAAATAATGTCTACATTCCAACTTGACCCCAACCAAGTCGCTTATGGAGTAGCCAGCCATAGCACAACACAAGTGGCAACAGTAACCAGCAGTAGCGTTCAAATGACTGCTTTTGGTGCTACCACTACTATGATTCGCATTGCTTGTAGTCAGGGTCATGCCCACTATGCTATTGGCACTAATCCAACTGCAAGCGTTACAACATCAGCCATGATTCCAAACAATTGCGTTGAAATTGTGCGAGTAAGTCCTGGACAAAAGATTGCGTTCATCAAGGATGCGGCAATTACCACTTCAACTGTTTCTGTAACGGAATTGGTATGAAAACCAAGGCACAAAAGAAGGTGGGCAAAGTAATGCGTGAATATAAGGAAGGTACTTTGCATTCAGGCAAGGGTGGGAAGGTTGTAAAGAATCCTCGCCAAGCAGTTGCCATTGCCTTGTCTGAAGCTGGTATGACTAAACCTAAGAAGAAGATGAAATGAAGCCTGGACTTTATGCCAACATCAATGCCAAACAAGCCCGTATCAAGGCTGGTTCTGGTGAGAAGATGCGGAAGGTAGGGGCCAAGGGTGCGCCTACTGCTGCTGACTTTAAA